CGCATGCTTCACCTCTCCTGACGCGTTGAACTTAATCTCGCCACAGGATATCCAGTTATCATCATCCCAAGCGTAATGACATTCGTTTTGAAAACCAGCCCGGCAAGCAGGACATGGATCTTTTATCTCCAATATTCATCCTTCTCACGTTCGTCAATACGGTCCGGTTGCATAAGAACGTTTAGCAACTCGATGCCTGTAAACATTCTAGCGCCACCGATGGTAGTTTCAGAAGTGTTGAGGCGCTGTCTGACCTCACGGTTGAGGGAGTTTTGTGTGATGTTCTTCTCGCCATTCTCGATGCACCAGTCGCGGTAGGAATTAAATACAGCAGTTTTGGTAGCTGTTCCATTCGAGGCGAGCACAATACGTTCGTCCATGAACTTGGCAATGTGATCTTCCTCGTGACGGTATTCAAGGGTGGACAGCTTGACAGAGTCTGGCTCATTAAAGCCTGCAGCTGTAACTCTAACTGCACCTTGGATCATCCAGTTCAGAATGCCAGCGCCCTCTTCTTGAATCATTGTCTGGGCAAAGTTCTCTCGCTGATGTTCCTTGGCAATAGTCACCTTGAAGTCAAGCTTACGGAGCCTTCTCCAGAACCCATCGCCACCAGACTTAACTGCAGGCAAGTGGTTGACGGCCATAAACAATGTGTGCGTTGGCTTGAAGTCAAAGAAGTTCTGGTTCATGAAGCGTGCTGAAAGCATGTCGCCACCAGTAAGCATCTTCACACGGGACTCGTTGAACCTGCCATCGGGCCTGGTCTCTGACGCCATCGCAAACCTAACGCCACGAAGCCTAGCGATCTCTGTTGGGTGAGTTGAGCTACTGGTATCGAGCAAGAAGTTTTCAGGCATCGATGCAGCGTAGTCGCCTAAGATACCAGAGATGACATCTAGAAACGTCGACTTTCCGTTAGCTCCGGATCCAGCGAGCACTGGAAGCACATGGTACCGGGAATCTCCGAAGAGAGATGCGCCGAGCAGCTCCTGCACGTAAGCAATCCTGTCTTCGTCCTGAACCATTCGCTTGAGGAAGTCGGTCCAGAGCGGTGTCGAAATTGCCTCTGGTGAGCACGTAGTCTGCCTTGTATTAAGGTCTTCTGCACGAACAGCAACCCTGAGCTCACCAGTTTGAAGATTGACAATACCAGTTGGAGTGCAAAGATCATTAGGCTGAGCATCCATCTCAATAGCTGATACAAGTACATCGGGATCCGTGCTCGCAAGTGTAATAGCATTTACAACCTTCTCCTTATTTTGGGATGCTTGGGCCCACTTCAGTTGGTCGCCTGTGCCTCCGGCGATCTCTACAAAGCTGGCTGCATCAATTGTTCGTTGGTAGATGGACTTCTCTCGGTCGAAGATGTAACGACCGTTTTCCCAGCGGTGCCAACCTACATCTGGAATGAACTTGTACTCACCTTGTGTGAAGTAAATCAGGCGACGTGCGTTGGCAGCATCGGTGCGCCCATAGGTTCCAAAGCTAACTCTGTATGTATGCAAAAGCTCTGCATCAGTTAGCTTTTTGTTTGCTTGAGGCTCCCCAAGGGCGCTGATCGGGTCGCCTGTTAAAAAATCCGAGTGGTTGTGATTACGCAACTCTTCCTTGAGCTTGCCTTCGCTAAAGCTCTCGACTCTTGCAATTGCCCACTGATTAGCTGAGCCAACCTCGTTTTGGTTTAGCTCACGCTTCTGGCCTGTATTAAGAAACTCGTTGAAGCGTTCACCAACTAATCGAAGAAGCTCTTCACCAGTTGCCTGAGTGATGCAACCGTTGCGGTGTGCACCGTTTACAAGAACCAGCTGCTGCAGTAGCCATCCGTGACGAGACTTAGGTGGGTTATTTGTAGGCCTTATCCCAGCGTAAAGGCTGGGAGTGAACTGGCAATCGTCACTTGCAAATTTCCATTCGGAATTGGCCGACACCAGCTCAAAGCCCTCAGACAAACTCTTGTCACTGGTGATGCCGTGAGCTATGAGAAGATCGTTAACCTCGCCCAGGGAGATCGGACGCCACTCTTTAGGAAAGACTGCAACGACATCTACGGGTGCACTGATGTCTTTCATGTTGCGTGAGCCAGGGACTCTGAAGATCCTTGGCAGATCGAATACGCTGTCTAGGTCGACGCCAATGGAGCCACCTACAAACCGGCAGAAAGATCCCCATCGGTTCAGCAGGCCTTGGGCCTGCATCGCATCGAAGTCTTCTTCAGGATCGATCGCCCAGTAAGGCTGGATCCCATGGCCGGAGTAAACCACAGCGCTGGGTCCTACCCCTATTAAGTCTGAGATCAAGTCAATGAGTTCTTTGGACTTGGCGATGGTGCCGGCCCCAGAATCCTTGTAGTCAATGTCGATGTACAAGGCAGCTAAGCCTTCGATGTCACTTGCACTGGCTCTGGCTGAAGCGCTGGATGGGTTGATCTCATACCAGACGTTATTGTTTAGTGAGTCAAGCGCCATGATGGTCGAATCAGCTAGGCCGACCTTTATTTTTTTAGCTGTAAATTTTTGTACTGCTGACTGGTAGCAGATAGTTACTGAGTCTTCTTCGGTCCGACCGAGGCGCTCAAGCAACTCTATGAAGTATGCTGACATGTTTTACCTTTCGAGAGTAAATGTTAGTGAGGGAGGTCCGGGCAAGAATAAAGTAAGAACCCCGGACCTCCTTCAGATTAGAACGTTAGAGAAGCATTGACCAATTCGACTGAAGTACCAAGGTTCTCGGCAATCTCTTCAGCTGTGAATCCATTGGACTGCAAGGTTTGTGCAACCTTGATTTGCTTGGTCTCTAGACCTTCTATCTTAACACTCTTCACAGGCTTAGCTCCTGCTGACAATAAAGCGTCAGCTGCTGCATCAGAGGTTTTTGCTGTTACTTCGATGCCGTAGATCTTGACATCGTTGTAACGCTTGTTCGTGGATGGCTTCGTGCCAGTTAAGGTGATGCTTAGAGTCGAACCGATCTCAAGTTTCTTAAGACCCTTCTTCCTCATTTCCTCTTGTGCTGCACGTAGCTTCTGTCCGAACAAGAACACACGGCGAGAGCCATCGTCGTCCGGGTTTGACCCATCTGCATAGTCAGTAAGCAGTGTCACTTCGATCTGCAGTTTTGGCTTGCCGTCATCCCAGAACTCCAACTTGGTTGGGTCCTCGTAGTTACGAACTTGCACAGTGCGTAAGCCCGTGATAGTTCCTTCGTAGCCCTCGCCAACGGCGGTGTCCTTGAAGGATAGTGATGGTACTGACGAACCTGCAAGCAGGTCGTTAGCGTCGGGTAGTACTTCTCCTGTATATTCAACCATTTTTGTATTTTCCTTATTTTTAGTGTTCATTATTTGTGTTACTTAGATCATCGACTCTACATCGATATGATCGTGTTGGTCATAGCGTCGACAACTAAAGCAGAAGCCTGCCTTTGGTTGTCTATCTATTACCGCGTCCCAGCCCATGATTTCTGCTGCATCCATCATGGACTCCAGCTCAGCTAGAGCTTGAAGAGCTAGAGCTTTATCGTAGCGCATTAGCACTACCACAGCATTCTCTAGCTTATCCTCCCTCGGAAGGAAGCTTAATGCGACGTGTGTAACGTCGAAACCTTTTTGTTCCCAGCCGTATCCATAGAGCATAGCCTGAATTTTGTACTGGTCCTTTACCTTACCATTGCCTGCATCACGAACGCCTGTTTTGCCAACGACCTTCCAATCGTTGACCACGCCATCGTTAACTGCAAACATGTCGCAGCTGCCGGTCAGCTTTAGGTCCTTATACTCATGGACAAATAGCCGTTCTTCCAGTTTGTATTCATCAGGCCAGCGCTCGCTGAAACCAGCCTCTAGCCCGTCATGCACAGATGTGCCGATGAAGGGATACCAAGCGCCGTCCGCTGCCCTGGGTGTAAGCGCCAGCTTACGGGCAACGCACTTCTTGCACTCCATGCCGACCTCGCTGATACCGATCTGGATCTGCCTGCTTCGTTCTGTGATGAAAAGCTCAGGTACTCTTTCCATCCAGCGACTTGCTGCTGCTATTGCCTTGACGTCCTGAGGATCTTCGTCGCCATCAATAAAGTTGATTTTAGTCATTTTGTTCCTTTCGTGTATAGTTCTGACATAAGTGGTAATTAGGTGCGAAGTATGCACTGGCTTCCATGCCAATCTCTGACCGTGTTTTCTTAGTCATCTTCTTTGACCCTTTTTTCTTAGTCATCTTGTCCTTCCCTGATCATATCCTCTAGCTCTTGAGCCGTGTAGGGGTACTCCAGAGCTTCGATGATGGTGCGTTTAGCCTCTTTAGCCTGAAACGCTTTGATGATGCGCTCACGCTCTAACTCTATGCCGGCCTCATAGCCCAGCGTCCAGTAAAGTTTGTTACTAATTTCTTCAGGGACGTTCATGATTTTCCTATCAGTCTGTTGATCTCATCGTTCAAATAGAACCGCGCCTTTTCTAGGTCCTGGATAGCGTTTTCTTTTAGGTCTGCTCGCCACACATATTTGACAACGTTGCCCAGGTTGTAGGACATGTGCCTAGTGATCTGGATTGCCTCGACACCGCTGGGGTGACTTGTGTAGTGGCTCGGGTGATTCACTGGGTCATTCATGTTGCGCTCCTTGTCTAATTCGGATCTTCTCTAATACCTTGCGCTCGATGTCAACACCGCGTCTTCCAT